GGCTGGTCATCGCGTGTGGGCTATGAACCATACAACGTGGGCCAGACCAGCTGGACGCCGTTTGCAGCCTGTGGGCCCATCACTTCCATTCATGCCCGTCAGGGTCTGGCTGGTGGGGCCCGTCAGTCTATTCTTTTGGAACAGTCTGGGCTTCTTCAGCTTCTTTATGAAGCAAATGGTGGAATGGCCCTGCTGACACTGGCCAGCGGTAGACATGTCCCAGCGCCCACAGAATCTGGGGCGTGGTACACAGACACCACCTATGGGACCATCATCACCAACGGTGTGAACCGTCCTGTCATTGTCAAGCCATGGCCGCTGGGTGACACCGTGGAAGCCACAGCAGCGGTGACGCGCTGTATCCGTCCCCTGGGCTTTGATGGGCCACCAGCTCCAGTGGGCCCCAGAAACGTCAAACCCTATCCCGTTCCCCCATTTGGAACGCCACCCACGGCCAGTGGCGCTGGGGCTGTCACCCTGTGGTGTCCTTCTGATGGGAACGCTATTCCTGATGGTGGCCGCTGGGGTCTGGGTTTTGCGAATAACGTGGGCGGTCAGGATGGGGATAAGTCAAGTCTGTTTGGATACAGCGTCAGCTTTATCACGGACACAGGCAGTGAAGGCCCATCTTCCACGCTGGCGTCTGTACGCTGGGCGCTGGAAGCTGATGCAGAAGGGCTACGCCATGGGGTAGCGCTTGACATTCCTGTGGGCCCATCTGGAACAGTGGCCAGAAAGCTATACAGAACCACCAACTATTCAAACGACTTTTCAGCAGCTGGGGACACCACGCTGTATCTGATAGACGTCATCAGAAACAACGTGGAAGACCTGTTCTTTGACGCCACCCTGACCGCTAATCTGGGCCAGCCGTCCCCTGACATTCCCACAGGTCCACTTCCAGCCCCACGGGCCCGTTTCAGCGCGTTGTTCAGCGGTTGTTTGTTTCTGGATGGTGGGGTGGATGATTCCAGAACGCTGTTCTATTCCACGGCCGGACTCATTGAACAGTTTCCGTCTGACCAGTTCATTGAACTGTCCAGTCAGGGTGGTGGTATCACGGCGCTGTTCGCACATTACACGGCCCTGTATGTCTTCCGTGAAAACGGCGTGGACGTGGTTCAGGGTGACTTTGTTTCTGGTTTTGTGGTGTCCACCATCAGCCATAGCGTCACATGTAGGGCGCCCCACAGTATCCAGACCATACCGGGTCTGGGGGTCATCTTTCTGGGTCTGGACGGCGTGTATGCCATCACTGGCGGTCTGACTGGTGGGGCTGTGAATGATGTTGTGAACCTGACCACTGGTCTGGATGACTTCATTCAGCGTATTACCCCAGACTGTCACCCACGGGCCGTCAGCGCTTTCAGCGAGCTCCACAGGGAGTATCACCTATACCTTCCCATGGATGGGTCAGACCGTCCCACAGAAGGGCTGATTCTACATGTGGACCGTCTTCCACTCATTGAACAGGCCAGCCCCTGGTCAACGCGGCTGGGCTTCCCCGTGGGCGCTATCACCACACTGTTTGACGGCCAGCTGGTCTTTGGTCATCACACTGGGGCTGAAGACACCACCCCAGACAGTCAACGCGGTTTGTTTGTCATCAGTGGGAAGCGTGTCACTGGGAAGAATCCAGAAGGTCAGGCGCTGGTGTATGGTCCCCCACCAAACTCCATATATCGGTCAGCATGGTTCAGCGCTGGGGATGCACAGGTTCAGAAGCAGTTCATGTATGTGACACTGTGGCTGATGACCACAGGTGAAGCAACGGTTCAAATGCGTCACTATAAAGACTTCAGCCTGACCCCCATTCTGGAACAGACATACAAATGTCAGCCACCAGACGCGCCGTCACTGGCCACACTGGATTCAGCCATTCTGGGTTCAGCCACATACCGGACTGACAGACTGGTTCCACTTCGTTTCAGTGTGGCCCATCAGTCAGCCGCGTGGTTCTGTTTTGAAATCCAGACCACTGAAGACCTGATTCTGGTGGGCTGGGAATACGAGTTTGACAGTAAAGGAACCCGTGTCATAGCTGGGGTGGTGTCATGAAACGCTGGACAACACGTCAAGCCCTATCAGGTAACTTGACCAGCCCTGCTGGTTTCAATGACGAGTTCAGAAACCAACAAAGCAGCATCACCACGCTGGATAGGACACAGCTACCCACAGCCAGTGTGGATGAATCGAACCTGAAAGACTACGCCATTCACCGTATCTGGTATGACAAAGACTTTCCCACAGGTGGTGAACAAACTGTGGATAAGGACACCAGCGTGTCAGTGAACATGTGGCAGTCTTCCACGGCTCAGGTCCACGCTGGCGGCTGGACGTCCATAGGTACGGTCCCACTGACTGGCTTCAGTGGTGGGTCACTGTTTCTGGAATGGACGTTTAACGCATACGTTCAGAACATCTTTGCCAAAGGCGCTAATGATGGGCGACCGGGTAGCCCTGCATACATGCGTGCCAGAATACTGGTGAACGGTGTGGTCATCGTGGAACGCCGTGGAACGTCGTATCATGAACATATGAGAGTCACAGGAAGTCAGCAGTTTCCCCCTGGTGACCTGTCTGTGGACTTCCAGTTCAGACTGACTGAACTATCCCAAGACGGCGCCGTGAATGTCAGCGGTCTATTGAATACAAATCTAATGCAGGCTCATTTGTGGAATAGCCGGTATTTGGCTTTTGGAAGGTGGCGCTGATGTCCAGAATCACACGGCCCAGAATCATTGACGGTCAGACTGTGGACGCCACAGACCTGAACAGCCGCTTCACCGACTACAGCCAGCCAGCAGCCCTGAACGCTTTTAATGTCAGGGATGCTGCTGTGGACTTGGGACATTTGAAAAGGACCAGCTTTCAGCTGCAACAAATGGATCAGACCATCATTGGGAACAATGACTGGAAACACTCCACATTCAACACAGTCAGCGGTCAGACTGGAACGCCAGCAGCTCCCCACATCGTATCTGATGGTGGTGGAACACCCACGCCGTTGTCACTGGGGTCTGGCTGGGCCCTGAATGCTGACAACATCTTACGCGTATACTGGGACCTGTCAGTCAAGCCATACTATACAGGGTCACGGCCGTGGGCTAATGTGGGCGCGCTGTCTAACTATATCTTCCCCCATGGGTCTGGAAGTGGAACCCATGACATAGCCACTGGGGTGACCTGCTGGCCCTTCTGGCTACAGTGGGACATCACTGACGCCACCCTGACAAACTGGGTGAATGTCACTGGTCAGTCTGATTTCAACAACGGTGTATCCACATACTTTGGAAACCAGCTGTCACAGTGTGAGTCCACCAGCGTGGTGAACGCATTTCTGGAAACAGCTGGTGGACCAGTCAATGGAGCCATCAACACACGGCTGGCGGTTGATGTGGGCTGGACGTCAGTATCAGGCGCCTGGCATTACAAAGAAGGACTGGGAACCACCACGGTGTATGGACTCCGTGTGGTGTTCACTGGCGTGTGTCACAGTCTGAACAATGCAGGCGTGAACTGGCTGGTCAGGGATGACCCAGTGTCACCATCAGCCCGTCTGGACTACAATGGTGGGTCTTTGTCTGCTATGGTGGTCAGAATAAAGTAAGAACCAAACTTTCAAGCCGTCACAGGACTTTGATAATTTAAAGAGTTAATTTGAAAGTCCTGTGACACCAGAAAAGGCGCTGACCATCGATGTCATACACACCACCCACCACATTCACAAACGGGACCATCCTGACCAGTTCAGCCAGTGAAGGGAATCTGGAAGCGCTACGCGTTTACCTTCATAATGATGTTGTGGCTGGGGATTTGGAAGCCAGTCAGTGGATTGAAACGCGCCACATTCAGCCGCCAGAATATCTTCCCTTTCAGGGTCTTCAGCATGGTGTGAGCGGCTATCAGGGTGGCCAGTGGGCTGGTGGGGCTGAAATCCGTCTGACTTTCGCCACCAAATATCTGACAGGGAATGGTCAGCCGTCAGTGAACAGCTTCCAGCCCATCCCTAACACAGCATTCCAGCTGGACATCAGACGGTCTGGTGGATGTCTGTTTCATTACTGGTGGGAAATGGAAGTGGGTCAGGATGATTCCACAGCCCCATATCAGGTAGCCCAAGACACACGGTCTGTGTTCATTGCCCCATATATAGGGTCAGTTAGCAGCGCATACACTACATATAGGGCATATGCTCAGGAACAAAGAAATCAGGAATATGGGATTTCAAACAGTTACCCCATAGGTATGTCTGAAACCTATGTTCAGGGTGGTGGGTATGGTCAAAAGCAGGGAACGCTGATGATGAATACCACCAATGGGCTTCTGACTTTTGGGCTGGCGTTTCACAGTCAGGTTGACCGCGTGGGTATTGTGAACTGGGGCGTGAATGTGGAAGTTTTCTATCTTTGAGGGGTGAACTATGCCGATAGCTACCACCACAGCGCTAATGCTGGCCGCTGCTGGGGCGTCAGCCGCGTCAGCCGCTGGTCAGGGTATATATGGAGCACGTGCGGCCAAAAGGCTGGGGCTATCACGTGGTGAAGAAGAAGAACTTTCTGACATTCAGAAACGTCTTCAGCGTGGTGAATCCCTGACAGAAAGTCAACGTGGGGCGCTGGAAACGCGTTTTCTGACTGAACAGGCAGCCGCCCAGCGTCAGCTGGAAGCGTCAGCGCTTCAACAGGCTTCAGCCCGTGGGCTGGGTGGACCAGTGTCTGGGCGTGAAATCTTTCTTCAGGAAATGGCTGAAGCTGGAACACAGCGTCAGATTCAACAACAGCAAAACGTTGCAATGGCTGAAGCTGAAGCCATGGCAAAAGCTGAAGACAAAGCACGGCGTGATTTACTTCTGGCCCAGCAAAAGCAAGCTGAAGCGGCCCGTCAACAGGCGATTGGTCAGGCGATTGGAGCCGCTGGGGCTGGAATCTCTGGCGCGCTGGGTCAAGCTGCTACCATCCGTGGTGGAGTGGAAGAAGCCACAGCCAGCATTGCAGTTCAGGACACCGAAACACTTTTGAAAGAATACATAGCAGCGCTTCAGGCACAGACTGAACAGACTGAACGCACGTTTGGTGGTCTACTTGACATGGGGGGAATCTAATGCCCAGCACCACATTTGAAGGAAGACGGCCCCAATACATTGAACAGTATGCCCGTGCCATCGCTGCTTACAATCGGTTTGAAAACATTCAACAGACCATCCGCAATGAACAGGCCGCTGTTCAATACCTTGACAGTCTCATTGCACAGGAAAACCAGACGCTAACAGCGCTTCAGGACGTGTTCAGGGCCCAGACCAAAAACACAAACGAAGCCGCCCAGCTGCTACGCGGTCAGTATGATTTGGAAGAACAGACACGCCTGTCACGGGCTGGGGCTGAAGCCGCCAGAGCCAGGGCCGTGTCACTTCCTGAGAACATGAAACAGCAGCTGGAAAACAGTTTACTTCAGGGCCCAGCGGCTTTCATGGAAACCGCTGAACGCATGATTAGACAAGGAACCCCAGAACGGGCTGACCGTATCATTAGACTGGCTGAACAGTATCAGACCAGACTGGGCGCCCCAAATGTGGACACGCTCAGAAGTTTCAAACAGTTTGCTACCCCATACACTGGAACAGGCGCCACAGGTGAAGGGCTCAGGGCACAAGAACAGGCTTTCAGTGAAGCGCTGGAAGCTGCTTACTTTGCTGGTGAGGCTGGAATACGTGGTGGGTTCGCTGGGCTGGAAGT